CAAGGCGATGTTTGGCAGACGAATGATTTTCACTTCTGCCGACAAGATTACCCAGGCGAACGTCACGAAGGTTGTTGAACAGGGGTATATCACCCATCTGCTGAACCGGAGCGAGATCGAATACCTGTACAACTACTACAAGGGCAAGCAACCTTCCCTGTACCGCAAACGGGAAGTGCGTGACGAGCTGACAAGCCACATTGTCGAAAACCGTGCGAATGAGATTGTCAGCTTCAAGGTCGGGTATATCGCAGGGAAACCGATTCAGTATATCGCTTCTACCTCCGGTGAGGGTGTTTCCAAGGAGATCAGCGACCTGAACGATGCCATGCGGATTGCTGGCAAGCATACACGGGACAAGGAACTGATCGAATGGCAGATGATCTGCGGAACCGGCTTCCGGTATGTTGTTCAGGAGAGGAATCCACTTCGTACAGTTCCGTTCCGGCTCTACACGTTGAACCCCATGAACACCTTCGTCATCCGCAGGAATGACTATTCGCAGGATGTCCTGTGCGGGGTCAACTACGTGACCGATGATAACGGACAGGTCACCTTCACGGTGTACACGGATGAAGCGGTTTACACCTTCGTAAAGGGCAGTAACAGGCCTGTCAAGGCTGCCAGGAATGCCATCGGTGCTATCCCGATCATCGAGTATCCTGCGAACAACGCAAGGCTTGGCTGCTTCGAAATCGTCCTGTCCATGCTGGATGCCATCAACGATTTCGATTGCGCCCGTACTGAAGCGGTTCAGCAGTTCGTTCAGAGTCTGCTTGTCCTGTATAACTGCCAAGTGGACGAAGGAACGACCGCAGAAGATATCCGTGCTGCCGGTATGATCCTGCTCAAGAGCGTTGACGGGAACAAGGCAGATGTCAAGAACCTTGCGGATCAGCTGGATCAGAGTCAGAACCAGACATTGAAGGATGACCTGTACAACAGTGTTCTTCAGATTGTCGGGGTTCCGTCTCAATCCTCTTCCGGAACATCTGACTCCAGCAACAATGGAGCGGTTGTCCTCAAGAACGGATGGCAGGGAGCAGAAACACGGGCAACGGAATTCGAAGCCATGTTCAAGCTTCCAGAGATGGAAATGCTCTACGTGGTCAATGCGATCTGTTCTGCCCGGAAGAGCGGTCGGTACACTTTCAACCCGGAAACGGTTGAAATCAAGTTTACCCGCAGGAATTACGAGGACATCCTGTCCAAGAGTCAGACCCTCGTAACCATGCTGGGCAATGACAAGATTCATCCTCAGAAAGCCTATGAGGCATCCGGATTGTTCGTTGACACCGAGGAAGCCTATCAGATGGGCATGGAATGGTACGGCGATCACGGCGGTGAAGAGCAACCGGTAAGAGCGGTGACCGTGGATGCAGAGTAATCGCCTGATGAAATGGGATGAACTTCAGTTCCTCCGCACAAGCGCAGAGGAGCTGATTCGATCCCAGAAGGAGCGGAAGGATCCCAACAGGGTGAAACGCTTCTGCGACTACATGGAGTTCGTCCTCTGCCTTATCTACGATTACGGGTGGAAGGATGCTGAACAGATTGTTGGGATTGTCCCTTTCAAGGGCGATCTTGATGATAAAGCTGTGAACCTTGAAATTGCGGGAGAAACATTCCGGGACAGGATACAAAAGCAAGCTGATGACCTGTCCTTGGATGGGATCCTCCGCATCATAGACACTGAAGCACACAGGGATTACAACACGGGAGTTGTCGATGCTGGCATCAAGAGCAAAGTCAGAGGCCTTAAAAAGATGTGGCAGACCATGCTGGATGACAGAGTCCGGGACACGCATGATTACCTTGAGGGAGCAGTAGTCGGAATCAACGATATGTTCTACACATTTGACGGGGATTCTGCCATGGCTCCAGGAGGGTTCTCAAAACCGGAGAACAACGTCAACTGCCGGTGCTGGATAACCCTTGTGAAATGACGAAGGGAGAGATTTATACGGGAAATCTTGATCTTATAGTCACCCACTATCGGGAACCATGGTCTGTTGGAAAGCCTTTCTTCGATATGCTGGCTTTGCAACGGAATATTAACTTCGATGATGTGGGTGTAATCCTCGTCAATGACGGGGAAGGAAACGAAATACCGGAAGAATACTTCGCTGAATATCCTTTCCAGGTTTATCAGATGAGCATTCCGAAGGGTGGAGTTTCCAAAGCAAGGAATACAGGACTTGATGCATCCGCTGCCGATTGGGTTATGTTCTGCGACTTTGATGATTCCTTCCAGACCGTGTTCGGTTTATACCTGATTTTCTGCGGAATGGCAGAAGACAAATACGATCTGTTGAGGGCGACATTCACAGAAGAAACTGTAGACAATAAAGGCATGATGCATCTTGTCGGGCATGACAACGACAGCGTGTTTGTCCACGGGAAAGCAATGCGGAGGAAGTTCCTTGTGGACAACTCGCTCCGGTTCCATGAAGCATTGACGATCCACGAAGATGGATTCTTCAATGTGCTGGTTTACACGCTTGCCAAGTCCAAAGGACGGGAAACGACAATCAGTACTCCGGTCTACGTGTGGAAGTGGAATTCGAACAGCGTTGTTCGGAAGGATCAATCAGAGGACTTTGTCCTGGACACCTACGACCACTTGATGAAGCAAAGGATCGCATTGACCAATGAATTCATCAAGCGGGATATGCCGAACGAGGTTTTCATCTGCGTGATCAAGACGGTATGTGATTCATACTACGATTTTCAGCAACACACATGGAGAATGCAGAAGAACAAGCCGAAGCTGAACCGTGCAGAAAGATGGTTTGCTGCTTACCTTAAGAGATTCGCAGGATACTACGCTAAAGCGAATATCATGCAGATCGGCGAGTACGCAGCTCTGTCCAGGGCAAGGAACGTGATGAACAAAACCATGCTTATGGAGTCGGAAACGCTCAAGGAATGGCTGGAGCACATCATGAATGATGTGAGGCCGATTCCCCGTGATGAGCAAGGTGTTTAAGCCGAACAGGCTTTTACATAAGTCAGAGAAGACTTTAATCGCAGAAAGTCAGAGAAGACTCAAATCGCAAAGGAGAAATAGAAATGGCTGAAAATGAACTTGTGAATGCCAACAACGAGAATGGAACCCAGAAGGAAAACAAGACCGATGTTTCTGCCCTTGAAGCGAGGATCAAACAGCTTGAGAGCGAGAACGGAAAGCTGAAGCAATCCGTTACCAATGCCTCCGCTGATGCATCCGAGTGGAAGAAGAAGTATCAGGGAACGCTTTCCGAACAGGAAAAGGCACAGCAGGAAGCTGAAACACAGAACACCGCCTTGCAGGAGCAAGTGAAAGCACTGCTTGCCGAAAAAGAAGTCGCTAACGATACCAAGGAACTGCTTGCCATCGGATTTGATGCAGAACTTTCGCAGAAGGTTGCGGAAGCGATGTCTGCCGGTGACAAGGCATCCATGTTTGATGGGATTCGCAAGTTTATTGAATCCCATGACCGTGAACTCCGGGAAAAGGCAATGCTCAACAATCCGACCCTTCCGGGCGGTAATGCTGACAAAGTCATCACCAGAGAGGAGTTCAAGCGAATGGGTATCCGGGAGCTGAGTGCATTCAAGACCGAGCACCCGGATCTATATGCAGAATACACCAAATGAAACGGAGGAAAACACAATGGGTGAAACCACGAAGCTGGCCAATCTGATTGATCCTGAGGTTCTGGCCACCTATATTGACAACAAACTGATCGACAATGTCGTGTTCGCTCCCCTGGCGGATGTGGACACCACGCTGGTAGGTAACCCCGGCGATACCATCAAGTTCCCGGCCTATTCCTACATCGGAGCTGCGGATGACCTTACCGAAGGTTCTGCCATCAGCACCGTCTCCCTGAATGCTTCCGCTGTGAGCGTAAAGATCAAGGAAGCTGGCAAGGGTGTTGAACTCACCGACACCGCTATCCTGGCTGCCTTTGGCGACCCGGTTGAAGAAGTCGGTAACCAGCTGCTGAAGTCCATGGCAGACAAGGTCGATATCGACTTCCTGGCGACCATGAACTCTGCTGCTTCCAACATGACCGTCTCCGGTGTGTCTACTGTCCTGGACATCAGCAATGCGCTGGAACTGTTCGGCGAAGACATCGATGGTCAGAAGGCTCTGGTCGTGCCTCCGGCTCTGTACACCAAGATCCGCAACACCAAGGATTGGTGCCCCGCTTCCGAGTTCGCTGCTGGTGCTCTCGTCCGTGGTGCGGTCGGCCAGCTGTTTGGCTGCGACATCATGGTGAGCAACCGGCTGAAGACCAGCGGAAATGCCTACATCGTAAAGCCTGGTGCGCTTCGCCTCGTGCTGAAGCGTGATACCCTGCTTGAGGCTGATCGGGACATCCTCCGCCGTGTGAATGTCTACACCGCCACCAAGCACTACGTCACCTACCTGTACAACGCTTCCGGCCTGATCAAGATGACGGCCTAATGTGAGGGAGGTTAGCATTATATGGGGATGCTGATGCACCACACATGGCTGGCTCAGAATGAGGCAGAGAAAACCAAGGAAGCTGTTGTCCAGGAAACCGAGAGGGACGATACCCCCGTGAAGGAGGTTCCCCCGGTGGAAACCAAAAACAGCAAAACCCCCGTCAAGCGCAGCGTTGGAAGGAAACCTGCCAAACCTGCAAAGCGGGGCAAATGATCCAAACGGAGGTAGACCGATATGACGGAAACCGAGAAGATAGCAATGGTCAAGGCCATTGTTGACAACGATCAGAACGCAACGGATGAACTGATTGCGGTCTACCTCCAATTGGCTTGCGGTAAGATGCTGGAAAGGCTTTTCCCATTCGACACAACGAAGGAAGCTAGCGACCTTCCTACGAGGTATGACACGATTCAGTGCGAATTGGCAGCAAGGCTTTTCCTCCGGCGAGGCGGTGAAGGTGAGAGCAACCACGAGGAGAATGGTGTTAACCGGACATACGGGTCTGTCGATGACAATGACCTGCTTGAACGGCTGACCCCTTTTGCAAAGGTCGGTGGTTGAGAATGCGAGTTCTTGAAAGGAACAAGCAAAAACTGTGGTACGCTAATCCAACAGGGTTCGAATACGCAACGGATTCGAATGGTTTCAAAACAGGCGAAAAGGTGATCACCTACGGGGAACCGGTTGAGGCAGACATGTCGATGGCCATCTCCTCTGGTGCTAACAACCTTGGTAGCCAAGGTATGGTATCCATCGAGCCGTATGGCATGGTTACAGGGTATACGCACAGGGCGGTTACGGAAGACATGAACTGCCCGATGCAGGAGGAGTCCAGGGTATGGTATGGCATCTCACCTACAGTGACCGTTGTAGTAGACGGCATTGAAACGGAAGAAGCCGTACCCCACAACTTTGAAGTTGTCCGTAAGGCGAGGAGCCTGAACCATCTGATCTACTACCTGAAAGAAGTTGATGTTCAGTGAGGATCAGAGCATCGCTGTCACCTGAAGGACTCCAAAGCGTTGCGAACCAACTGCTGCAACATGCTGAAGACATTGAACATGACTTCAGCCAAGCCATTGAGATGCTTACATCTGAAGGGGCAAACGTAGCACAAGGATCCTATGGTGATTGGGGAGTGCAGGTAGTTCCGCTTACTGACGGAACAACGGGAACAATCTCTGTATCCGGTGATGTGCCGGTCATTGCTGAGTTTGGTGCTGGCGATGCGACATCCGGAGTTGATTTTGAAAATGCCCCGAATACACCTGTGTATCCTGGAGCATATTCGGAGGAACACGCAAAGCAGTATTCGACATACGGCAGATGGTTCTTCGCCGGAAAGATGTTCACCGAGGTTCCCCCACACCATGGATTGCTGAATGCCAAGAACTACGTCATCGAGAACGCATCACAGGTTATTCGGGAGGTAATGAACTATGATTGACATTGAAAGCAAGATCGTTGATACGGTCTTCAATGCCGTTCTTGCCGTTAAACCGAATGCCGATGTGACAACGGGTTACGATGAAAAGACGGCCAAGTTTCCGTGCGTTGTAGTCTTCGAAGTGGATTCTGCCCCTGTGAGGAGCGGAAACACGGATGATTGTG